CCGTCCAGCTGCCCTCGTTGCGCCGGACCAGCCGCTTGATCAGCACGTAGCGCTGGCCGTCGGCGGTCTCGCGCAGGAAGACGCAGTCGTCGCCCGGCGAGACGTCGGCCGAGGGGTTGACCAGCAAAAGGTTGCCGCGCTCGTAGGCCGGCTCCATCGAATCGCCGGACACGAAGCAGCCGTAGGCGTCCTGCAGGCCTTCGAGACGCGGATCGCGCGGGATCCACGACACCGGCTCGTTGGAGAGCAGCATGGCGCCTTCGCTGCCGCCCTGCGCCGAGGCAAATACCTGAAGGGGCGGGCGTCCGCTGGCCCGCGCTGCCGCGGCGCTTGCGGCCGTCGCGCCGCCGCGGCGGCCGCGCCGGCCGCCCTCGACGAGCGACAACTGGTCGTCGTCCTCGACTCCCGACACGCCGACCATCTTGTCGCCTCTGTTCGACTGCAGCCAGTTCACCGACACCTGCAGCGCTTGCGCGAGCTGCACGATCGATTTTGGCTCGGTGTCGCCGCGCCGCTCGATCTGGGCGATGCCGCCCTGTGTGATGGAATAGCCGGCCCGCGTCACGCGCCGCGCCAGTTCCGCCTGCGACCAGCCCTTGGCTCGCCGCTCCGCTTTGACCCGTTCACCGAGGTTTGTCATGACGGCAATGCTAGCGCAGTTATTGATAACACAGGTTCTTGACAAACATAACTGTAGTGTAGTATTCTGGCGGCCATGGAAGCTCTCTTGAGGGCCGTATCCCTGGCCGGCGGGCAGACCGCCCTGGCCAGGCGTATCGGCAAGACACAATCGCATGTCGCCCAGTGGCTGCGGCGCGGCCGGGTCGGCCCGACCGCCTGCATCCCCATCGAAACCGCCCTTGCCGGGCAGGTCACGCGCTACGAGCTGCGCCCCGACGTGTTCGGCAAGCCACCCCAGCCGCCCAGCGAGGCCGTTCAATGAGGTCGCGCCACACCCGGGCGGCGATCTTGACGGCCAGGGTCAGACCGCGGCTGTGCCTCGCGGAGGCGTGGGTGGTCGATGCGCTGGCGGGCGGGAGCACGCCATGAGGGAGCGACGCTGGGATGAGCGCTGCAGTGAGATCGTGCGGCGCATGGCCGGGCGCTATCACGACCATGAGATCGCGGTGGCGATCGAAGCCGAGACCGGCGAGCGGTTCAGGCGGCGGACAGTGGCGGAGTTTCGGCGACTGGCGGGGTTGGCCCCGTGCCGGCGGAACGACTGGAGGCGCCGGCTAAAGGTCCGGCGAAGGTCGCGAACGGCAGGAACATCGCCGCACGCTGATTCGGCGTGCACCGCCGAGTCTCGAAACCAGCAGTGACAGCACGGACATTGACCAAAGGCGGCAAAGGATGAGCGCACCGGGAATGCCCGCGATCTTCATCGTTCTTCGAGACCATGCCGCTGGCTGGCCACAAATCGCCGGCACCATGAGGCGATGAAACGCTTGGTCCTCGCGGTTGCCCTCGCCGCTGTCGCCGTGCCCGCCATCGCCCAGCCGGCGCCACGCAAGACCGCCACTGCCTCGTCTGATGCGCCGGACTGCGCCGCCATGGGTACGCTCCCGCAAACTTGGGACGGTCAGGCCTATGCAATCGACGGCGCCACTCTGGCCGGCGTCGGCCTGAAGCCGCACGTTCGGATTTGGGGCATTCAAGCGCCCGAGCTGCGCGACGCCGCCAGGGCCGAGAGCGTCGCCGGCATGCGGGCCCGGGCCGCCCTCGAGGATCTGCTCGGGCAGTCGGGCCACAAGGTGAAGTGCCGGGCGGCGAAGTTCGATCGCTCCTGCCGTATCGTTGCCCAGTGCAGCCTGGACGACGCCAAAGGCGGGGATATCGGCGGGGCCATGATTGCCGCCGGCATGGCCTACGGCTTCTCCCTGGACGAGACGCTGCCGTGGGAGGCGCGCGCCAGCCAGCGCTATGCCACGGCGGAAGCCGAGGCCCGAAAGCGGCGACAAGGTCTCTGGAAGGAGTGGCTGGGCGAAAAGTAGGCGCAGCGCAGATGGCGCTCTTGCCGCGCTCTCCTTACCGCGGGGCCAGCCTCACCGCCGTCATGTAGCGGTCGCGGAAATAGTCGCTGTCCAGGGGCGTGACCTGGACCGGCGAGCCGCGCTGCGTGGCATGAACGAAGCGGTCGTTGCCGACATAGATGCCGACGTGGGTGAAGGTGCCGCGGTGGCCGAAGAAGACGAGGTCTCCGCGCCTGAGGTCGCTGCGTGCGACCGGCATGCCCTCGCGCGCCATGTCGTGCGGCATGCGCGGGATGGTTTGTCCGAAGGTCGCGCCGTAGAGGTAGTAGACAAAGCCGCTGCAGTCGAAGCCCGTGCGCGGCGAGGTGCCGCCGTAGCGATAGGGCGTGCCCAGGTATTTCATGGCGCGCGAGACCAGGCGATCGCCCCAGTCGTTTGCGACCGCGGGGGTGGCGAATGAAGCGGGGACCACCGCGGGCGCCGCCTGCTTGAAGCCGGCGTACTGGCCGTTCTCCTGCAGCCATTTGGCATTGAGTTGATCGGCGACGCCATCCGTCGGATCGGCCTTGGCCGCAGGTTTCAGCTTCGACTTCGTCGGCGCCTTGACCTGGGCGGCTGCCGGAGAAAGAACACCCGCCGTCCCGAACAGCACGAGGGCGGCCAGCAGCATGACCGAACAGGCCGTCGCCCGAACAATGACTCGTACGCTCGAGCGGGTGGAGCGCCCGGTTTGCAACGCCATGAACTTCTCCCCCTTGGAAGCAACGCAACGCGGCCGACGGCCTGTCTCATTGTGGCGAAGTGCGATTCGTCCGTCCAACAAATGTTGCAAATTTGCCACAATAATTTCGGGCTGTAATACATTGATTTTGCTTATCTTTATGGCCCTCTAGTCGGCACTGTGCTGGCCGAGCGTCCGAGGCTAGTTAAGGCATTCTTTACTTAGGCGCCCTATTAATAAAGAAAATACTGAAAATATTTACTAATGATGTCGCCAAGGTAAGATCGCCTCCAATGAGGAACCCGATCCCCCGTCGGCTGGGTCGTTTCAAGGAGACGACCAACGAGAAGGAGCACGTCCGCGCCTTCGTGCCGCCGCCACTGCCACCGACCCCGCCAATCGATGTCCAGCCGCTGCTTTCCAGGTTGAGCGCGGCAGACCGGGCACTTGGTCGCCTCGACGGCATCATGGTCCTCGTCCCCGACAAGGCGCTCTTCCTTTACATGTACGTCCGAAAGGAAGCCGTCCTGTCGTCCCAGATCGAGGGGACGCAATCGACACTCTCCGATCTGCTGCGCTTCGAGACGGACGCCGCGGCAGGCCGGCCCGTCGACGACGTCCGCGAGGTATCCAACTACGTCGACGCGATGATGCATGGCCTCGACCGTCTCAAGACGTTGCCGATCTCCCTTCGCCTGATCCGCGAAATGCACGAAAGGCTGTTGCGTGACGGACGCGGGCAGACAAAGAGCGCCGGAGAATTTCGCCGCTCACAGAACTGGGTCGGGGGCACGCGGCCCGGCAACGCCATCTACGTCCCGCCGCCTGTCGACGAACTGATGGGATGCTTGGACGCGTTCGAGAAATTCATCCACCAGCCGACGCCCGACATCCCGCCGCTCATCAAGGCCGGCCTGATTCACCCCCAGTTCGAAAGCATCCACCCCTTCCTCGATGGCAACGGGCGCCTGGGCCGGCTGCTCATCACTCTCTATCTGTGCGCCGAGAGCGTGCTGAAGCAGCCGTTGCTGTATCTCAGCCTCTATTTCAAGCAGCACCGCGACGACTACTACCGTCTGCTGCAGGAAGTCCGCGACCGTGGTGACTGGGAAGCATGGTTGGAGTTCTTTCTCGATGGTGTGGCAAAGACTGCCGATCAGGCATCCGACACGGCCGCGAAGATCGTCGCGCTGTTCGAGGCCGACCGCACCAGGATCAGCGCCGACGCTGCCGCGGCCGGCTCGGCTCTGCGCGTCCACGAGCTGCTGCAACGCAGTGCGTTCCTGACGTCGTCGGTCGCCACACGGAAGACCGGCCTCACAGCGCCGACGATCAACGCCGCATTCGGCGAGCTCGAACGCCTCGGTATCGTGTCGGAGGTGACAGGCCGCAAGCGTGGCCGGGTCTACAGCTATCGCCGCTTCGTCGAACTTCTCAGCGATGCGGGCGACGTGTAACGCAGGTGCGCCACTCTTCCGTCCGGTGACTTTGCGAGCGCGTCACTCACGGTATGACGCACGTGTCGTCCGGTATGACGCACGTATCGTTGACTCCCTCATGTAGCTCTCCGTTTATATCCTCGGGTGAACACGACACCCGCTTCCACCAAACCCACCCGCGCCAGGCGCGCCGCGCCGCGCTCGTCCTATCAGGCCGAGTTCGCCGAGCAGGCGCGCAAGCTCTGCCTGCTGATGGGCGCCGACGACCAGGAGCTGGCGCGCTTCTTCGAGGTGCCGCCGGCCACCCTGCAGGAGTGGCTGGCCTCCGTCCCTGAATTTGCCGTCGCCGTCAGCGCCGGCCGGACGCTGGCCGACGCCGACGTCGCCGATCGGCTGTGGCGCCGCGCCGTCGGCTACAGCCACGCCGCGGTGCGCATCTTCAGCCACCAGGGCAAGGCGCTCGAGGTGGCCTACACCGAGCACTATCCGCCCGACACCGCCGCCTGCCAGTTCTGGCTGAAGAGCCGCCAGCCCGACCGGTGGCGCGAAAGGATCGAGCACGACCATCTCGCGCAGGCGGAGATGCTGGCGTCCCTGGATGCTGCCGGAGAGAGGGCGAAGAATGTCCGCCGCGGCTGACCTCGACAGGCGCCTGCACGGCGAGATCGGCGCGCTGCGCTTCGATCCCCTGGGCTACGTCATGTACGCCTTTCCGTGGGGCATACCCGGCACGGCGCTCGCCGACGAGCAGGGCCCCGAGCCCTGGCAGCGCGACATCCTCGAACGGCTGGGCCAGGGCTTGATGAGCACCGAGGAGGCCGTGCGCGCCGCCGTCGCTTCCGGCCATGGCGTTGGCAAGTCGGCGCTGGTTTCGTGGATCGTGCTGTGGGCGCTGTCGACGCTGCGCGACACGCGCGGCGTCGTCACCGCCAACACCGAGGGCCAGCTCCGCACCAAGACCTGGCCCGAGCTCGCCAAGTGGTACGGGCTCTGCCTCAACCGCAGCTGGTTCACCTACTCGGCGACGGCGCTCGCCTCGACCCTGTCCGGCCACGAGAAGACCTGGCGTGTCGATGCCATCACCTGGTCGGAGAACAACATCGAGGCCATCGCCGGCCTGCACAACAAGGGCCGCCGCGCCTTTGCCGTGTTCGACGAGGCCTCGTCCATCCCCGACGGCATCTGGGAAACCATCGAAGGCGCCCTGACCGACGCCAGGACCGAGCTGTTCTGGTGCGTGTTCGGCAATCCGACGCGCAATACCGGTCGCTTCCGCGAATGCTTTGCCGGCGGGCGCTTCGCCCATCGCTGGCAGCCGGTCCAGGTCGATTCGCGCTCGGTATCGATGACCAACAAGGCGCAGATCGCCGAGTGGGTGAAGGACTACGGCGAGGACTCCGACTTCATCCGGGTGCGCGTGCGCGGCGTCTTCCCGCGCGCCGGCGACCTGCAGTTCATCGACGGCGAGCGCGTCGATTCAGCGATCGCCCGCGAGCTGGCGAGCGATCCGAACGCGCCGCTGATCATGGGCGTCGACATCGCCCGCCAGGGCAGCGACCAGACCGTCATCCGCTTCCGCCAGGGCCTCGACGCCCGCTCGATCCCGGCGGTGAAGTTCCGCATCCCCGACCTGATGCAGGTCGCGAGCCGCGTGCTCGAGCAGGTCGAGCTGCATAAGCCGGCCGCGGTGTTCGTCGATGCCACGGGCATCGGCTGGGGCGTCTTCGATCGCCTGGGCCAGCTTGGCTGCGAGGGCCTGGTCGCCGTCGATTTCGGCGGCAAGGCCGATCGCACCGACGGCGGAGCAGTGGGCGACGCCAAGGCGCTGTACGCCAACAAGCGGTCGGAGATGTGGGGCTTCCTCAAGGACTGGTGCAAGCTGGGCTGCCTGCCCGATGACCGCGACCTCGCCGCCGACCTCACCGGCGTCGAGTACGGCTACGACGCCGCCAACGCGCTGCAGCTCGAGCGCAAACAGGACATGCGCCGCCGTGGCCTCGCATCGCCCGACGACGGCGACGCGCTGGCGCTCACGTTCGCCTATCCCGTGGCGCAACGCTCCGACGACGACGACCGGCGCACCGAGGAATTGATCAAAAGCCTCAAGCGGAGGGTCGTCTGATGCCACTCGCCGATACTGACTTGATCGCGCTGCTGCGCAAGGAAGAGGAAGCCGCATCCGGCTACCAGGACGCAGCATTGAGCGCGGTCCGCGAGGAGGCGCTCGCCTACTACGATCGCCAGCCCTATGGCGACGAGCAGGAGGGCGCCTCCTCGATCGTGACGTCGGAATTCGCCGACGTGGTCGAATCGCTGATGCCGGGCCTGATGCGCGTCTTCACCGGCTCCGACGACCTCGCCAAGTTCGCGCCGATGGCGCCGGGCCAGGAGAAGTGGGCCAAGGAGGCGAGCGAGTACGTCCCGCATGTCCTGATGCGCCAGAACGACGGCTTCCGCATCATCTCCGCGCTGCTCAAGGACGCCCTGATGTACCGGCTGAGCGGCGCCACGGTCGATCTCGAGGATGTCGAGGACAAGCGCAGCGTGCCGGTGCAGAGCCTGACGCAGGACGCCATCGACCTGATCGTGGCCGAAGCCCAGGCGCAAGGCGCCGAGCTCGCGATGGAACTGGCGGGCGATCCGTCTGATGCGCCGCCGCCGGCGATCGATGGCGTTCCCCCCGACATGGTGGCGTCGCCCAGCCAAACTTTTAGCGGCACGATCACCGTCACCCACAAGCGCAAGCGGGTGGTGGTCGACAGCATCGCTCCCGAAGACATCCGTTTCAGCCCGGCCGCACGCGACGAAGACAAGGCGTCGTACCTGGGCTTCATCAAGCGCGTCACCTCGTCCGACCTGGTCAAGCTCGGCCTGACACAGGAAGAGATTGATGATCTGAGTGCCGACAAGGGCCTGTCGGACGAGGCGGCGCAGCGCAACGAGGGCGTCCTCGACGACGCCGAACGGTCAGGCACCCTCAGCAATGGGGAAGGCGA